CTAACGCAAATGATTCTGCCGGAAAGACCCCCGAAAGGGTGGCCACAACGCCTGCCAGCGTTGTGAAGTCGGGCGCCACGAGACGTGGTAAGCCCGCCCCTCGAGTTGAGAAGACCGAGGCTGAGGTCCAGATGGAACCTAAGGTTGAATCAGCCGATAAATCCATCTCCACGACCAGTGCTGTTTGCGCTGGCTCCGTCAGGTGCCCAACCGGATGGGCACATGATGTCGGGGCTTGTGTCGGGGAGGTTTCCCTCAGTTCCCCTAAAACTGAGACCACCACCGCAAGCGCGACCGAGGTCGCGGCTTCAACCGATTCCCCGCCTGACACGAAGGCTCACTCAGAACGATACTGGGAGAGTCTTTGGCATCGACCGCTGCTCGCGGTCTTTGCGATAGCGGCTGTCGGTCCTTTGCTAGTGGGCGGGTTGGCGGTGTTGCGACACACTCTGTGGATGGCTTTCCATTACAGACTGGGTTGTATCACTGAGTACTGCAGCGTGCAGGGGCCATGGTCGGAACACATCTTTGGAGTGTCACAATCGTTTTGCTATCCAACAAAACCCTTGTTGTCCATTGATACCTACGTCGAAACATCAACCTGTGGGTTGATTGAAGTAAGCGTTGTCCACAGGCTCAGATGGTTGTTACCGACCACTTACTTTGAACCAATTCGCTTTGCTGACGCCCCCATGATTCAGGGGCTCGGTCGCTGGCTTAGCTTGGTTGGCATCACTCAGCGTGAAAACCACTCCTACCTTGTGTTGGGGTGGGTAAGCGGTTGCTTGGTGTTATCCATGGTTGTAATCCTTGTTGCGATGTTGGTGTGGGGCTCGTCTGATGCGTTACGGTGGACGCAGAAGCGAGTCAGTTGGGCCTTGGGTGGTGATGTTGTGCCGCGCGCAGGCGTCGATGTAGTCTTGAAGAAACGAGCTGAGGAGCTCGGCATGGACGTGCAACTATTTTCATACTTGTACGGCTGTATAGCTTTCAAACTACGCGATGCGCGGACTCCGTCGTCGCTCATGTCGTCTGGTAAGGCGTGGATCGCAAAGTACCGACCAAAGTGGACAGACTTGCAGCAAACGACTCAGCTCTCTGAGATCGTTCTGGAAGTCATGGCTATGGCTCCTGTGGAGACATCAGCGTCTGCTTTGTGGGGCACGAGTGTGATTTACGACGCTATCCAGAAGGCTCGCAGCGTAGCTTTGGGTACCCTCAATTGGGGCCGAAAGCTTGACTGCTAGGTCCGGCCGGTCGTCGTGGGGGGGATTTGCGTTGGTGAAACATGTTCTAGCATTCCGTTGGATGTGGGATGTTACATCACCGAGTACCCAACACCTCACGACGACCACCACAAGAAGACGATGGTTCGCGTTGCTTCTCCCTCTATCCCGGGGGTCTTCCAACCGACATTTCACTACGACTGTGCGCACAACCAATTGCGGGCTGTGATTGGGCGTGTCATCGGAGTAGTGCCAAAACCTTCTTTGCTAGGCATATCTAGATTGAGGGATCAGGTCACTAGGGTGGTGTCTCGGATACCGTTCTGCCCCGAGCAGGATATATACGAGATGCCCAATAGGTACACTGGCGCTAAGCGCCAAAGGTACCTTGATGCCGTGGAAAAATACCATCGATTTGGTATTCAAGCTTTTGATGCTAACTGTACTATGTTCGTTAAACCCGAGCGTATGGACGGTTTCGCGAAAGTGAACCCGGACCCAAGAGCTATACAGTTCCGTGGAGCCAAGTTTTGTGTTGCCCTCGCGCAGTTTCTGCAGCCGATTGAGCATTACATCTATGGCATGACGGGCTTTAGTTCTGGTGTGCCAGAGTCTCGCAATATAGCCAAAGGACTCAACCAAAGCCAGCGAGCGGAATTGTTGCACAGTAAAATGTCGCACTTCCGGTCACCGGTTGTTGTTTCCCTTGATGCTTCCCGCTTTGACAAACATGTAGATGTTGAACTACTTAAGGTAGAGCACAGCGTTTACACTGGGGTAAATAAACACTTCCTATTCAAGAGGTTACTAGCCATGCAGTTGGTGAGTAAAGTTAGGAGCAAATTCGGTCTAAAGTACGTAGTCAATGGGCGCCGCATGAGTGGTGACATGAATACGGCTTTGGGCAATTGCTTGCTAATGCTCTTGATGATTGCAGCGTTTACGACACACCTCGCCATCTTGACATGGGACTGTCTCGATGATGGTGATGACTGTTTGTTAATTGTAGAGGAAGAGGACCTAGTTCTCGTGCTTGATTCCGTAGTTCCCCACTTTTTGGACTACGGCATGGAGATGAAGGTCGAACGCGTGGCTCGTTCGATATTTGAGGTGGTTTTCTGTCAGTCTTCGGTTGTCGAGTATACCGAAGCCCGGTTTAAGTTTGTCCGGGACTATAGGGCAGTCATCAGTAAATCTCTCAGCGGGATCCGTCATTGGCAGGATCCCAAATACCGCCTCAAGGTGATACGCGCAATAGGCCTTTGCGAACTCGTACTCAACCTAGGGGTGCCCGTGCTTCAATCGTTTTCGACAGCGTTGTTGCGTAATGTGGGAAGACCAAAGGATTTGGAACTGGCCTCGGACGGTTTAAGGTGCCGCGTCAAGCGTGAACTTAAAGCTCTGGGGGTCTCCGTTGAGGAGGTACAGGCTCGGCCGATCACCGATACTGCTAGAGAATCCTTTGCGATAGCCTTTTCATGTCCTATCCAGGACCAATACGCCTTTGAGGCGTTCTTTGACCTGTGGATCTTGGACGTGAACTCCTTAACCTATTTTGGCGGGGAGTGGGATGTTGACCGCTGGTTGACACACCAAAGCACTTCGGAAGTCTGCCCACTATGGCAAAATGCCAAAACTGAAGCCTAATAAGCCGGTACGTCGCCTCGCCAAGGCGACAAGAGCCCCCAGGAGCTATAATCCTGGAAACCCACCCGATCTAGATCATCATGAGTCAGTGCTCATTGGTTTGACAGATCCTTTCTCGTCGGAAGCGGCTGCAGCCAAGTACCCAGATCAGGGTAGTGGCCGTACGCTAACCTTCCAACAACGGTTCTCGTTCGCAGTTTCGACTGACACGTCTGGAGCCGCTGTGCTGGCCTTCAATCCAAAGGTCAATTTCCCAATTCTTGGTGCCGCTTCTGTGGCATCTAACATCGCCACATGGCCAGCTACCTGGTCATCTGCTGGTGACGCGACAACGAACTTGGTTAATGTGCACGGCGCGACCTACAGACCAACGTCATTCGGCTTTCGTGCTTCAAACACGATGTCTGCGACCGATTCAGCCGGTTACCTTGTAATCGCAAAAGGCGGTTCCCCCATTTTGAGTTCCACCACCACCATCAGTGCTGGGACTATGACGAGTTTCGACTCGCATCCACTCGTCCACGGAGGCGAGTGGCATTCAGTCGGGAATCCCAGAAGCGCCACAGCCTACGAAATGAGAAACGTTAGCGGATACAATGTGAACACTTACCCTGCGGACGATACATGGGAAACCGTGTATCTGGCCGTTTTCGGTAGTAAGATTAGTTCACCCGTGCTGTTCATCGAGTTGTACGTCAACTATGAATATTCAGCAAAGGAGGATTCCTCGATTGCTCAACTTGCAACCTCGCAACCTGTACTAGACATACAGATGCAGACAGCAATTAATGCCGTGCAATCGTCACATCCTGCTTCGCACAAAGGTGCGCAGAGTGTCGTTAAAAATTTCATTCGGAAGGAGGGTAAGAAAGCTCTGCTCAAGCATGTGCTGCCATGGGTTGCTCGGAAGGCAACAATGGCCCTTGCATGATCGACCATCGGAAGCGTTTGAGAAGACGAAAATTCTTGGGGTGGTTCCCCGAACAACTGTATTACATTTTAACCATTGTGGGATGTGTAAGAAGAAGAGGAAACTTGGAAACGCCGAGCACCGGCACTGGAGAGATAATAACATGATAATTACTGGAGTGATTAGGAGCCTAATGAGGGTAGCATCCCACGTGAGAATGCGAGAGCAGTTAGTGTCTAAACGAAAGCACCAGCTCATGTTACCGACCGGTCAACGATGCGAAGTGTTACCATTCCGGCCCTCTCTTTCTGATACTGATCTCCCAGGCAAGCGGAACTGCACAACAAGGTAACCCCATGGGTGAATTGGTTTGTGATATGCCTTGCTACTGTTGGGTCTGGCAGGACTTGAACGTCACTTCAAACACAATGTAGTACCAATCTCGACACGGTTGTCTTTAGAAATTCTCGACGCGGGGCCTTGACAACCACCACCAAATTAGCCTAGAAGGGAG